CGATGGCTTACATATCTACGTATCTCAGAATATCGCTCGTGCTTACGTTCGTGCTTTAGGTGGGTTCGCTGCGTCTGGTTTAGGTGCTAACGGTACTAACTCTTTGGGTACTCAATGGTATAACAATGGCTCTCTTTCTTTTGACGGAGTTAAAATCTTCGTAGCAAACGGATTAGCTGCAAACAAAGCAATCGCTACTACTAAAGATAACTTATTCTTTGGAACTGGTCTTTTAGCAGATATGGATTCTTCTTCTGTAAAAGTTATCGACATGGCAGACGTAGACGGTTCAGAAAACGTACGTGTAGTTATGAGAATGACTGCAGGAGTTCAGTACGGCTCTGTAGAAGATATCGTTACTTACGGTATCACTAACTCAGCTAACTAATAGCGTTTAATAGCACCTCGTTAATTCGGGGTGCTTATTTTTAAATCTTTTAAATAAAATAAATATGTCTTGTGATATTTCCTTAGGTAGAATTGAGCCTTGCAAAACGAGTAACGGTGGACTAAAAGCCGTATACTTCGTTAACTGGGGTGACGCTACGGGTTATACTTACGACGTTACAAATACCGATGCAATCTCTGCGGTTGCTGGTACGCCTAGCGCTTATAAGTATGACTTAAAAGGTAATAGTTCTTTCGAGCAAACTATTACTTCTTCTCGTGAGAACGGTACTACCTTCTTCGAGCAAACTTTGAATTTAACATTAAAAAAATTAACGGTAAACGACCATAAGCAAATTAAGCTTTTGTCTTACGGACGTCCACAAGTTATCGTAGAAGATAACAACGGAAACTTATTCTATTGCGGTGTTAAGCACGGTATGGAGGTTTCAGGTGGAACTATCGTAACTGGTGCAGCTATGGGAGACTTGAGTGGTTATACTTTAGTTTTATCTGGTCAAGAGCCAGTACCAGCTAACTTCTTATCTACTACTTTGACTACTGCTGGATTTACAGTAGTATCTGGTATTTAATAAGTTTTTGTTGTTTGAGGTTTGAAATTGGGGGAGCAGAGGTCTTCCCCTTTTTCGTTTAGTAACAAAACGTATTAAATAACGTTTATAGGTTATGGTAATTCTAAAAGAGAATAGTACGGTTCAGCGTTTTACGTTTATCCCCACAAGGTTAAGCGATGCAAACTATTTAGTACTTACTAACGAAACTACTAACGAGGTTACGACTAAGTCAATTAATGTAAAGAAAAAGTCTTATTATTCTTACTTCGATTTAGTATTTGATTTTATTGAGCAAGGACACGTCTATAACGTAGCCTTAAAATACTACGGTATTATAGATGGCAAACTAGATTACCATTTAGCACACCGAGACAAGATATTCTGTACAAATCAAAACGTCGAGACTTACTCGGTTAATAAAGATGTGTACGTACAAAACGACCAAAATATAATATTCTATGAGTAACGTTCACGTATTCAATTTTGAATCGCATAAACCGCCTCAATCCGTAGAGTCTAATAAGGAAGCATGGGTTAATTTTGGCGATGACAACGACTACTTTCAGTACTTAATTGATAGATACAATAACTCGACTACAAATAACTCGGTTATTAACTCTATTAATAAACTGATTTATGGGCGTGGCTTGGATGCTACGGATTCAAATAAGAAGCCGAATGAATACGCTCAAATGAAAATGTTATTTAGACCAGAAGTTTTGAAGTGCGTAATTACGGACTATAAACTTTTAGGTCAAGGATATTTTCAAGCTATTTATAACAAGGCAAAAAATGCTATTGTAAGAGTAGAGCACGTACCAGCTCAATTAATTAGAGCGGAAAAATGCAACGAGAAAGGCGAAATTACTGGTTATTGGTATTCCGATAACTGGCAAGATACTAAGAACTATACGCCTAAGAGAATTCCTGCTTTTGGTTACGGAGATAAAACCTTAGAGCTTCTTTGTGTCCGTGATTATAGCGTAGGACAAAAGTATTACTCTAATGTCGATTATATTGGAGCTTTACCTTATGCAACCCTAGAAGAAGAGATAGCAGATTTCTTAATTAATGACGTTCAAAACGGATTCTCTCCTACTAGCGTTATTAACTTCAATAATGGCATACCAGACGAAGAAAAGCAAGGGTTAATAGCTTCAGATGTTAAGCGCAAATTGAGCGGCTCTAATGGCGCTAAAATCGTTGTAGCTTTTAATAGTGACGAGACAAAGAAAACGACTATCGATAGTGTGCCGTTAAACGATGCTCCAGCTCATTATACTTATCTAAGCGAAGAGTCAAGAGGCAAGATTTTATTAGGTCACTCTATTACTAGCGGTCTCTTATTTGGAATCCCTTCAAATAACGGATTTAGTTCAAATGCTGACGAGCTTAAGAATGCCTCTATCTTATTTGATAATATGGTAATACGTCCAAAGCAAGGAACGGTTTTAGATGCTATTGACAAAATCTTAGCTTATAACTCTATTAGCTTAAACCTTTACTTTAAGACATTGCAACCGCTTGAATTTATTGACCAAAACCCAATAATGGATTCAGCTACAATGGAAGAAGAAACAGGCGTAAAATTATCTAAGCATTTAGAAGATTTAGACGTAGAAGAATTTAGCGCAGAGCTTGACCCTAACGAGTGGGAATTAATTGATAGCAGACCAGTATCATACGAAGACGAAGAGCGCTTAGACGAAGAGCTAGAGGCTTTAAATAACCCTAAAAAATCTGTCTTATCTAAAGTTTGGGAATTTGTCTCTACTGGAGTCGCAAGACCAGACTTAGCCTCAGAGCAAGATGGCAAATTGTTTGCATCTCGTTATAGATATAGTGGAGAAATTTCAAACGATTCTAGGGAGTTTTGTAAAAAAATGATTTCTGCTAATAAGTTATATCGTAAAGAAGATATAATGCTAATGAGTCAAAAAACAAATACGAATCCAGGTTGGGGGCCGAGAGGGACTGACACTTACGACATATTCCTTTATAAGGGAGGCGGGGCTTGTCACCATTTCTGGACTCGTGAAACTTACAAGCGTTTCACAGACCCTCGTAGAAAAGGTGCTCAAGAAATTACTCCAGCGGAGGCTCGTAAAGCAGGCGAAATATTACCAGCTCCTTTTACTAAGGCAGATGGCAAAGGATATAAAAAGGAAAGTCAATTGGTTTATACAAAGCCAATTAATATGCCTAATCAAGGATTTTTACCAAAATAAGAAATGGCACAAGCACTATTTGTAAGTCGTGACGATATTGTAAAATTCACTGCCGTAAACGGTAACGTGGACGTAGATAAATTTATTCAATGGGTTAAAGTTGCTCAAGATACTCATATCCAAGGGTTTTTAGGAACTAAGCTATTTAACAGAATAAACGACGGTATTGTAAATAACAATTTACCTTCTGCTTATTCTATGCTTTTAAACGTGTATATTAAGCCTATGGTTATCCACTGGTCTATGGTGGAGTTTTTACCTTTTGCAGCTTATACGATTGCGAATAAAGGAGTATTTAAGCATAATAGCGAGAATAGCACTAACGTAGAGAAAAGCGAGGTAGATTACTTAGTAGAGAAAGAACGCTCTATCGCTCAGCACTATACTCGTCGCTTTATTGATTACATGAGTTTTTATCAATCTTCATACCCAGAATATAACACGAATTCAAATGCGGATATGTACCCCGACAAAAAAGCAGACTTCATTGGGTGGTATTTATAAACCCAAAAAAGAGAACGTAAAAAAGTTAAAAATATACTTAAACAAGATAAAAAATGAGTCTTAATTTCACGCACATAAAAGGAGATACATTTGACGAAGTAGCCTTTGAATTGAAGATTAATAACGTAGCCGTAAATCTTACTGGTGCCGTGATTAAAATGCAATTAAGAAAGACTGCTAGCGACGCAACTGCTGCTCTATCTTTGACTTCGGCTTCTTCGGCTGGTATCACAATTACTAACGCTTCAGCGGGTCAGTTTAAAATTAATAAACAAATTATTGATATCGAGGTGTATAATTATTCCTATGACATTCAGTTTACGCTATCAGGCGGAGACGTGAAGACTTACGTACAAGGAACTTTTAATATTACACCAGAAATAACTCGATAAAAATGGACGATATTACAATCGGGGTAACCGAGAACGTGAATAATATTCTCGTTACGGCGCAACCTAATGACCAAACTATAGATATTACGGTAACTGAAACCGTCGAAACCGTCTTACTAGATGTAAGCACTACGGTAGCAGAAGTAACGGTCACGGCTACTCAGAACGTAATAGTAGAAAACATTACGGTCGATTATGTTAATAACGAGAATAATATCGATATTAATGTAACAGATTCGACGCAAGACGTAACTCTTAATATTACACCTACCCTAGTAGAAATTAACATTCTACGCTCAGGAGGAGAGGTTAATATCTTGCAATTTGATTCGCTTGCAGACTTCCCAGCGACTGGCTCAAGTGACTATTTTTATCTAGCAAAGGATACTAACAAGTTATATCGTTGGACTGGCTCGGCTTATGCTGAGATTTCAGCAACTTCTAGTCCAGTTTGGGGACAGATAATAGGCACATTAAGCGAACAAACAGACTTACAAAACGCTTTAAATCTAAAAGCACCTATTAACTCGCCTACCTTTACGGGAACCGTTAGCGGTATTACTAAGACAATGGTAGGACTTGGGGCGGTAGATAATACAAGTGACTTAGATAAGCCTATTTCTACGGCTACGCAAACGGCTTTAAATAACAAGCAACCTTTAGATGGCGATTTAACTTCTATCGCTGCGCTTAGTGGAACGTTTGGTTTGCTTAAAAAGACGGCAAACAATAGCTATACGATAGACACAAACACCTATTTGACTGGCATTACTTCAAGCGATGTAACTACGGCTTTAGGATTTACACCTGAAAACGTAGCAAATAAAGGAGTTAATAACGGATATGCTTCATTAGATGGCGGAGGCAAAGTGCCTAGCTCACAATTGCCAAGCTATGTGGACGATGTTATAGAAGTTTCTAGTTATGGCACACTTCCTACTACTGGAGAAACTGGTAAGATTTATATTACCTTAGATACTAATAAAATCTATCGTTGGAGTGGTAGCGTTTACGTTGAAGTTTCGCCTTCAACTACAGTATGGGGTCAAATTACTGGAACTCTATCAAATCAAACAGACTTGCAATCTGCGCTAGATGCAAAGCAAGACGATTTAAACGGTACGGGCTTTGTAAAGGCTTCAGGAACGACAATTTCCTACGACAATACTACTTACTATCCTGCGTCTAATCCAAACGGCTACACATCAAATACGGGAACGGTTACTTCGGTAGCCTTAACGGTTCCAAGTGCATTTAGTGTTTCGGGTTCTCCTATCACTAGCTCAGG